CTATCTGGACTTACGCCCACTGGCCGGAAACAACCCTCTGATCACCCCAAGAAACGCCGCAAACAAATTGATTGAAGTCGCCGTAGTGATGGCAATCAGCACGTTATCCGAGAACGGCGCCTTACCCGAGTAATACGTCGACCACCCATTCCACACCAGCAGCACCGCCCAGAAGATCACACCACAAGCCGCAAACCAAAATGCGCGTCCCGCATATTTCTTGCGCAGTTGCCGTTCGGCCTTCTGGTCTTTGAGGTTCTGGTTTCTTTCATCGTCGGTGCCTGTGGCTTGTTCGCCACCGGCTTGGGAGTCCTGGTCAGGCCCTGCCACCGGGGGCAGGGTCAGTTCCAGGTTGTCGAGTTCTTCACTCACGGATGCGGCTCTTTGGGTGAATGAGTGCTGCCATGTCTTCCCAGTCAATGGCGGACCCGTCGGCGCCCTTGAGGGCCCAGGCTGTGCCGTCCTCGTGGGAAAGGTTGGACAGTTGGGTGCCGGACCACTTGCCGTATTTGTTAATGATCCGGTCAATCAAGCGATGGGTGTAGGTATCGCTCTCAGGAACCCTTGGTGTCACGAAGACAATGTCTTCGGCGTCGGGCTTCAGGTTGCTGAGCAGCGACGTCACCGGGCGATTACCGTAGGATTTCAACTCATGGTACAGCGACGGGATGACCGGGCCATATTGCCAGCGGGCGAAGTGATCATCCATCAGCGGCTGATCCCGTTCACGCAGATGCCAGGACTGCGTGTAGAACAGCAGTTTTTGCAGTTTCATGGGCGTCAGGCCCGAAAGCTTGCCTTCCTTCGCGCGTTCAATGAAGGCGTTAGCGACAGCTAGCGCTGAATAAGCCATGAGCACCTCCGTCGTTGCTGGCCATGTTGTTCAAGAGTCTTATACATAGGCCCTGAATTGTCGATAAGCAAGGGCGCCTGTCCGTCCGCTCGGTGTGGCATCAGGCTACCCTGCGGCGATAGCAAACGGTTCTGAATGATAGAAAACAATTAACTGTTTGCCTACACAGTGTTTTGTTTCAATCTAAACAAAATTGTGTGTTTAATGCATAAATATGCAAATTAGCATTTGCCAACCTTCAAGACTCCCGTCAATATCCGCGTTATGCAAAAACGCAACGTTTCTACCGTCTTGAAAGAGCTGCTGGATCGCGATCGGATCTCCCCCACGGAGCTTCACCGACGCACCGGTGTGCCTCAATCCACACTGTCCCGGATCCTCAGCGGCAAGATCGTTGACCCGTCGGACAAACACATCTCTCGCATCGCCGAGTATTTTCGCGTCAGCACCGATCACCTGCGCGGGCGTGCCGGGGTGGGTGCTTTGCGAGATGATGGGCGCGACCCGATGCATTCGGAGCTCAAGGACATAAGCCTGTGGGACGACGACACACCCGTTAATGATGACGAGGTGTCGATCCCCTTTCTGCGCGAGGTTGAATTGGCTGCTGGATCAGGAAGATTCGTCATCGAGGAAAGTGAGAAAGCCAGCCTGCGCTTTGGAAAGCGCAGCCTTCGGCATAACGGCGTGCAATTCGACCAGGCCAAATGCGTGACGGTGCGTGGCAACAGTATGTTGCCGGTACTGCGCGATGGCGCGACGGTAGGGGTAAATGCCGGCAAGAGCGGGATTGGTGACATTGTCGATGGTGACCTGTATGCCATCAATCACAATGGCCAGCTACGGGTGAAACAGCTCTACCGTCTGCCTTCCGGGATTCGCCTGCGTAGCTTCAACCGTGATGAGCATCCAGATGAAGACTACAGCTTCCAGGATATTCAGGACGAGCAGATCAGCATCCTCGGTCATGTTTTCTGGTGGGGCATGTATGCCCGCTAACCTCCTCGCGTAGGACGAAACCCGCCCATGAGCGGGTTTTTTTTCGCCTGCAGAAACCCGCCCAACCCCAAGCCCGCAAGGCTTTGAATGCATTCGTGCATTTACTTAGGCAAAATAAATGCATTCATGCATTGACTGTATATGCATACATGCATATTCTTCATCTCAAGCCAGCCAACAAGGCCTGGTGGAGGTGGCAAGGATGCTGCCAAGGAAGACAAGGAAGGCACGCAATATCGGCAAGGACGCCATCAGAGCGATGGCAGGGATGCCAGGTAACACCGGCAAGGATGCCGACGCTCTTTAGTTTCACCCCAGCTTCAAGAACAGGCAGCGATGAACCGGCCTTAACGGTTCAGAGGGTTGGCAACTGACCCGGGTGTGCAGCGTAAAGCACCGCAAGCAGTTATCCGGCAGACAGGGATCGTGGTCGGAAAAACATTCAGGAAAGGACCGTACCGCGCCAGTAGCGCCGAAAGTCCGAGGACATCATTACTGAAAAGCCCGGGCTACCGGGCTTTTTGGAATGCCTACCTATCGAAGTGTGTGTAATTGAAAAACGGACTATTCAGTGCTCAGCCAGGAGGCGTGACATGACAAACGAACAACAAGCGTTAGCGGAAATGCCTATCTGGCTGGTGATCATATTGGCCTTGATCGGCGGCGTTTCCGGCGAGATGTGGCGCGCCGACAAGGAGGGCGCCCGCGGCTGGTCGCTGATCCGCCGTCTGGCGCTCAGGTCCGGCGCGTGCATGGTCTGCGGGGTTTCGGCCCTGATGCTGTGTTATGCCGCCGGTATGTCGATCTGGACTGCCGGCGCCATTGGTTGCCTGACCGCGATGGCCGGCGCCGACGTGGCCATCGGCCTCTATGAGCGCTGGGCGGCCAAGCGCATCGGGATCAATGAAGGATCCCGCCAGGACCCGCCGTAATCGCAAGGACGCTACCCAAATGACCCTTATCGAAAAGCCATCCCAACTTCCCCAGGCTATCGGCGTGGCGCTGCATGCGGCCTTTCCGGACCTCAAGGTCGGCAGCCACCGGGAATTTCAGAGTGACCTGGAGAAAACCGGCGTAATGATCACGGTTGAAGGCAATGGCCCGGGTCTTCGCTCCCGCGAAGGCCGCAAGGCCCATGTCCTGGCCATTTCGCTCAAAGCCATGGTGGCTCCCGGCGCATTGCCGTTCCAAGCCTGCGACCTGGCCAGCCAGCTGATGGACCTGGTTCTGGATAACCGCTGGAGCCTGCCTCAGGCCCAGTGCGATTTGCCGACCCATATTGTTGCCGCTCCCGCTGTGCTGACTACCGCAGCAACGGACTACGACACCTGGACCGTTTCCTTCACGCAAATCCTCTACCTCGGGCCCGAGTTACTCAACGATCCTACAGGCCGAGCGCTGTATGCCTGCACCTGGGACGTTTTGAACATCGATGACCCCGATCAATACAAGCCACTGGCGGAGTAGCCCATGTTCGACGCGCTGTTACGCATGCAACTGGGGCCGATCGTCGAGCGCCTCGCGGAAATGGAGGCCCAACTGGAAGACCTGTACCGACGCGCTGAAAGCTTCTGCCGGATTGGCGTTTGCCAACAGGTCGACGCCGCCAGCACTACCTGCCGGGTCAGTCACGGTGAGTTGCTCACGCCGGCCATCCGCTTTTTCAACCCCAGCGCCGGTGCGCAAACCGAAACCCGTATTCCGTCCGTGGGCGAGCACTGTCTGTTGCTCAACTACGGCGGTGGGGAAGGGGGCGCGCAGTCCGTGGCTTTGTTCGGCCTCAACAGTAGTCTGTTTCCGCCAGTCTCGACGGTTCCCTCCGTGACCCGGCGGCGCCATCAAGACGGCACCCAGAGCGACTACGACGACGCCAGTCACACCTTCAACTGGGCCAACGGGCCGACGATGTTCACCGGTTCTCGCGAACAGGTTGACCTCAAGGTCGGTGCCGCCAGCCTGACCCTCAATCCGCAGGGCATCACCCTGCAAATCGGCGGCACCGCACTGTTGCTGGATGCCGGCGGTGCTCACTTCAGCGGCCCGGTGATAGACCACCAAGGTCGGGTCATCAGCCCCTGATAAGGACATCTCATGATTGGCATCGATCGCAACACCGGGGCAGCCGTCGATGACTGGCCGCAATTTGTGCAGCGCGCCACCCGAGCGCTGACCACACCCGTTGGTACACGGCAGAAGCGCCCGCTGTATGGCTCGCTGATCCCGCAGTTGCTCGGGCAGAACCTGGGCGACGACCTGCTGCTGCTCGCCCAGAGCCATGCCGCCCAGGCGTTCTACAACGCCCAGAACGGCATCGGCGACTTTCAGCCCCAGGTCATCGTCGCCACCCGCCAGGGCGCCGGGCTGCTGCTGCGTTTTGCCGGCACCTGGAAAAACCGCCAACAATCCTTCGAGGTCGTGACATGAGCATGCTGATCCCTGGCCAGAACCAACTGGCCGAGCCGGCGATTATCGCGGTCGATGCGTTCGAACCCTTGCTGGCTGAGTTCAAGGCGTTCGTGGTCGACTATGTCGCAGCAAGTGCGCCGCAAAGCGCGGCCAAACTCAAGGTCAGCCTCGACAACGAAAGTGAGCTGCTGACCCTGGCCCTGGAAGCTTTTTGCGTGCGCCTGCAAACCCATGAGCGCAAATACAATGCACGCATCAAGCAGATGCTGGCGTGGTGGGCCACCGGCAGTAACCTGGATGCACGGTTGGCGGATATGGGCCTGGAACGCCAGGTACTCGACCCCGGTGACCCTGCGGCTTTCCCGCCCGTGCCGCCGATCCTGGAAAGCGATGACGATGCCCGCCTGCGTTACTACCTGGCACCCCACGCCCCGGCGGCGGGCTCGCGGATGCAGTATCGCCGCGAAGTGTTCACCCTCGGCGAGCGGCCGGTGGTCAAGGTTCAGAGCGCATCGCCGGGCGTGGTGACCGTCAACTACACCTTTGATCCGGACGGTTATGCCGCCCAGGTCAAGGACGGTAACGGCCGACGCATCGCGCCCGGCGAAGTGATGGTCACCGTGTTGTCTCGTGAGGGCGACGGTACCCCATCTGCCGATTTGCTTGACGGTGTGCGTCGACATTTCGCACGGCCGGATGTACGCCCGGAAACCGATCTCGTCACCGTCCAGGGCGCACAGATTCAGCCCTACAGGATTCGCGTCATCGCCAAAATCCACGCCGGGCCTGACTCGGGCTTGACCCAAGTGGCGGCGCAGCAACTGCTGCAGACTTACGCTGACTCCTGTCATCGCCTGGAAGGGCGCGTCGACCCCAGTTGGATCGACTACGCCATTCACAGTGCGGGGGCGGCGCAGCTGCACATCCTGGAGCCGCTGGCGCCGATTGTCAGCAGCGCGTTCCAGGCCCCGTATTGCACGGGCGTCGAGGTGGAGGTGCGCACGCTATGAATGACCCCAAAGCGAGTGTGTTGCCGGTCAACAGTTCACCGCTGGAGAAGGCGCTGGATATAGGGTTCGGCAAGCTGCTTGACCGGGTCGCACCGCCGTTGCCAGCGTTGATGAACCCGCTGCAAACCCCCAGCGAATTTCTGCCTTACCTGGCCGCCGACCGAGGTGTCAGCGAATGGGATGCCCAAGCCAGCGAATCGGAAAAGCGCCTGACCGTGGCCTTGTCCTGGCAGATCCAGCGCCAGGCCGGCACACCCAAGGCCTTGAGCTATGCCGTGGAGTCACTGGGGTTTACGCCCAACATCAGCGCCTGGTTTCAGCAGCGGCCAACCGGCACGCCGTATACCTTCGACGTGCAGGCGATCATCGGGCGCAGTTGGTCCAGTGGCGACCACAACCGGCTGATCCGTCGCATCAACGCGGCCAAGAGTGAGCGCGATCAGGCCACGATTACCCTCGTGCATGAAACCTACCAAGGGCTGCGACTGGCTGGTGCGGCTGATCCTGGCTTGAGCATCGGCGAAGACAGCCCGCCCGGCGCCTTGCCCGAAATGAAGTTACACGGTGCGTTCTCCCTCAACAGCGCCACTCACGCCCCGCTCAACGATGGCGAGTTGCTGCTTGAAGGCGTGCTGCCGGAACTCGGGCTGGGCGCCCGGCTGAACAGTGCCGGGGTTGCCCGGCACTACACCATTAACGACTACGACCTCAGGGCGCAGCCATGACAGATGAAATCACGCGCCTGGTGCGCTTCACCTCCAAGGGTTTGGATGAAGTGCTGCAGGCCAGGAACCAGGGCCTCAAAGGCGAAATCACCCACATCGGCGCCGGTACCGGCCGCTACACCCCCGACGGCACGGAAGTGGCGTTGCGCGATGAGCGCCAACGGGTCGCCATTGTGGATTACGAAGACCTGGGCGAGCGCCAACTCAGGATGGCCGCGCTGTTTGACGGTGACGATGAGTATGAAATTGGCGAGTTCGGCTTTTACCTCGCCAGTGGGACCTTGCTGGCGGTGTATTCCGTGGCAGGGAAGTTGCTGACGTATAAAGCGGCGGCGGCTCGGGTACTGCAGAAATTCACGCTGGATATATCGCCGTTGCCGGCTGATAGCGTGACGATTGTGGTGGGGAGTGAAAACCTGAATGTGTTGCTGGCTGAGGAAATCGCCATTATGGCGGCGGCGTCGGTGGGCAATATGTCGCGGCACGTGGATTTGATGTTTCGAGTGATGCATCTCGAAGCGAAGTAGTTGCACTGACAACAGTGCTGGAAAGGTTAACTGACAGGGAGTCAATGATGGGAATTGAAACGACTATTACGAAGGTTGTGGATGCGTGCAATAAGCTGACGGAGACGGTGACTAATCAGATTGGCAAGATTGATGCGCGGGTAGAGGCGGCGTCGAGTCAGTTCACGGCGTGGCGTAACAGTGTGCAGGCGAAGGATATCAATGGGCGCGCGCTTTATAAGCAGGAAATTGATCTCACTGGCTTGTCGACGGAGGTGCTTTATCCTGTTTGGTGGACGATGCCCGGTAACGAGGCGGGTGAAACAGAAATCACTGTCTCCCGAGTATATTTTCGAGACAGTGAAAAAGCGCCCTTTGGCGAAGGGATATATCACATTGCCGGCTTGAACTTGCAACTTGAGGGTGTCGGGTATCTATGGAACGGAGATGCTAACTTCTTAGCTATCAAACGAGTTTCTCAAACCTACCGTGAAACGGTACGGGGTATTTCATTCGGAATGATTTGTACCGCTCGTGCTGTTACTGGACTTAAACCGATGTACCTGGGGTTGGTCGCTGGTCAAATTACAAATGCCCCTCAGTTTTCTGGGATGTACTTGAGGGGCGGGCTAAGTTACACCATTACCAAAACCTTTGACTATCCGGTGAGTTACAGCAAGTTAGACGCTGAAGTGATAATGAAAGATGACGTTAATCCCGATTGGGAAGTACGTTGGGCGGTGAAGCCTTACACGTTGGCTCAGGCTGATGCTGTGCTCGGGAAGGCCCTTGAAGAGAAGCGTCTGGCCTATTCCCACGATAACGACATTCGATATACCGCCAAGGTTTAAGGACTGATCAAATGACTTTGTTTATTGAAAAGTTGGTAACCCCTGCTGGTGACTCGTTGATCAACGTGCCTGCTAGTACGCAGACCCTTAAAGGCCTGGGCTTTAGTGATGCGGCTGGCCAGGTGCTCATCGAGAACGCTACTGCAGCTGCCGCACTCGCTAGCACAATTGCGGCTCGCCGCTCTGCCTATGTCAGCGAAGCTGACCCGATGTACCTCGAGTGGCAATTCGACGGTACGGCTGAAAAGGAGAAAGAGTGGCGAGCTAAGGTTGCTGAAATCAAAGCGCGCTTCCCGTTGCCGAAAGACAAGTAGTCACCCACCGCGAAAGCGGTTTTTTTTCGCCTCCCCAAAGCCCCTCTTGCAGGGGCTTTGGCATTTCTCACCCGGAGAACCCTACCCATGCCCACGCGCCAAACCTACACCGTCCTCATCCCTTTCCCCACCGGTAACGGCCATTGGTCTACCGCTGGCGAGGAGCTGGAACTGCTGGACGTCGAAGCATCCGCCCTGCGCACCGCCGGCCGCCTGGAACTGACCAGCGTCCTCAATTCCACCTCCAAGAAGGCTGATTAATCATGGCTGAGGTTTTGAACTTCGAGCACAACGGCATTACCGTCAATGCCACCGAATCGCCCGAGGCCATGGGTGGCCTGGGCGATAATGTCATCGGCCTGGTGGGCACCGCCCCCAATGCCCATGCATCGATCCCGAAAAACGCGCCGTTTCGCATCAACAGCTTCACCACCCAGGCGCTGCTCGACCCTACCGGCACCGAGTCGGGCACCTTGTTCCAGGCGGTTTACCAGATCCTCAAAGTGGTCAAGGTGCCGGTCTACGTGGTGATTGTCGAAGAGGGCGCCACCCCGGCCGATACGATTAACAATGTGATCGGCGGCAACGACCCGGTCACCGGTCGCAAACTCGGCCTGGCTGCCCTGAGCAGCGTGCCTGAAGACCTGACCATCATTGGCGCTCCGGGCTTCACCGGCACCAAGGCCGTGGCCGGCGAGTTCGCTTCCTTCGGCAAGCGCATCAAGGCCCGTGTGGTACTCGATGGCAAGGACGCTTCGGTCGCCGACCAAGTGACCTACAGCGGCGAACTGGGCGGTGCCGACCTGGGCTTCGACCGTTGCCTGCTGGTGCACAACATGCCGTCGGTGTATTCCAAGGCTGCGAAGAAGAACGTATTCCTGTCGCCCTCCTCGTTGGCTATCGCTGCGCTGGCCAAGGTCAAGCAGTGGGAAAGCCCAGGTAATCAGGTGACCTTTGCCGAAGACGTTTCCCGCGTCGTCGAGTACAACATCCTCGACACCTCCACCGAAGGCGACCTGCTCAATCGTTATGGCGTGAGCTACTACGCCCGCACGGTGCTCGGCGGTTTCTCGCTGCTGGGCAACCGCTCCATTACCGGCAAGTTCATCAGCTATGTCGGCCTGGAAGACGCCATCAGCCGCAAGCTGGTCAAGGCCGGCCAGAAGGCCATGGCCAGGAACCTCACCAAGTCCTTCATGGACCAGGAGGTCAAGCGCATCAACGACTGGCTGCAAACCCTGGTGGCCGACGAAACCATCCCTGGCGGCAGCGTCTACCTGCACCCGGAGTTGAACAGCGTCGAGAAGTACAAGAACGGCACTTGGTTCATCGTCATCGACTACGGCCGCTACGCGCCGAACGAACACATGGTTTATCAACTCAACGCCCGCGATGAAATCATCGAGCAGTTCCTGGAGGACGTTCTCTAATGTTTACCAACCGAGTCAGACAGGCCATTGCGGCCACCCTCCAAGGCCTGCCGCTGTCGGCCACGGTCGATTCCTTTACGCCACCGAAGATCGAGTTCGAAATGGACCCGATGACCGGCGGGCGCTTCATTGCCGAAGAAGTGGCCAAAAGCGCCAAGGTGCTGGGCGCAACCCTGGTACTGCAAGGGGCTGGTGCAGAAATCCTGCTGGCGCTTGGCGTCACGCAGGGCGATGACATCCTGTTGAACGTGCGCGAAGCCGGGCAGGATCAGGATGGCAAGACCTACTTCACCTACCACACCGTGGGCGGCAAGTTGAAGTCGTTGACCGAATCCGCGCTGACGATGAATGCCAAGCCCGTTACCACCCTGGAACTCTCCTGCCGCACTTATAACCGTCTGGAAAACGGCATTCCGGTGATCGATATCGACGTGCGCACCCAGAAGTTCGTGCTCAACGGTGTCGACATTCTCGGCGATGCCCGCCGCGCCGTGCTGATGCCGTAACCACCCAGGGGGCGGGTCAGCTCGCCCCCACACCCTGTCAAGGAATCACCCCATGGCCTGGATGCCTGCGCTACACGTCCTGCTGTCCCCGATCACCGCCGACACCGGTGTTGTGATTGAGCAGATTCAACTCAAACCCTTGTTCTACGCGCCACAGAAAGACGCCCTGGCGCGCGCCGGTGACGACGAGGATGAGCAGTTTTTCGAACTGGCCAAGCTCGCCACTGGCCTGTCGGAAAAAGAACTCGACCAACTCAAGCGCCCGGACTACGTCAGCATCGCGCAATACGTACACGAGATGTCGACCCAGCCTGCATCGTTTTTTCTCGATCAGGCCGATGTGCCGCGCCAATCGCTGACCAGCGAGGAGGTCGCGCTGCTGCTTCCCCTTCAAGCAAGCGGTCGCACGCTCACCCACGTCACCCTGGAAATGCCCGCTCTGCGCGCCACCAAAGTGATGAAAAAACTGCCCACCAACAAAGAGCGTGCCGAGTTCATCACCGCCCATTGCGCCGGCCTGATGATCCCCGATCTCGCCGGCTTGACGGTGCCCGACTGGACCGAACTGCAGGGGCGCATCGACGATTTTTTAAACAAACCGGCGGACTTCTTTCGGAACGCGACATCGAAGTGATCCTCGATGTCGTACCGCTGGTTTACTCAGTAACCGAAGCGGAAATCCTCGATTGGGACGCCGGCAAGGCCTTGCGCCGCTACGACATTGCGATCAGTCGCCTTGGCGTTAAACAGGAGTAGAGCGGGATGGCAGACCGTAATAACCAAGCTGAGTCAGCCATCGCCAGGGACGGCGTGATGATCCAGCGCTCACCCGTAATGGCCGGCGCACAGGCCAGCCTCAATCCGATCGCGCCAACCCTGGCGAGTCCGGCTGAGGCGGTGCCGGGAAGTGCCGCGAACCTGGCGTTGGCATTGGCCGATGCCAGCCTGCAAATCAATCATCTGGCCGAGAGTCAGGCCCGGCTTGTGGATACGCTTGAGCTGTTCAACGCCTCGTTGCTCAAGGTGATGGACGCCCGCCAAGCCGACGCCATCGAGGCGGTGGGCACGGGCGATACGAGCACCCGCACGACGGCCCCAGCGGGTACGCCATCGCAGGCACTGGATGCCGCGATGACCGACCTGGACCAACTGCTGCAATTTGTCGGGCGCGAGCGCAAGTCACTGCGCGAAGCCAACCTCGCCATGGCGACCGAGCCGATGGTGGCGGCCAGTGGCGCGAGCGCCGTGGACTTGGCGAAGGTCGAGTACGTAGCGGCCAAGTCGGGTATTGGCAGCAGCCGCGTTGATGCGTCAGGCAATATCGACCAGGCCGGACGCCAGGCAGACCTGCAGCAGTTCGCCCGCGATGCCGCGATCATGGCGACGGCGTTCAAAATCGATGTGAAGCATGCCGGCGAACTCATGGGCGGATGGCGTGAGTCACTGCACCTTGACCGCGCCCAAGCCCTGGATCTGGCCGACGCGACAAACGTGCTGGGCAGCGATGTCTCGCTCAAGGCCGAGGCAGCGGACATTGCAGCGATCGTGCAACGTCGCGGCGCCACCGCAACGGCTGCGGGCATGCTCCCCGAGCAGGCGGCGGCGCTTTCGGCGGTGTTGTTGAGTGCCGGTAACAGCAAAGGTGCTGCGGAGCTCGGGCTGGAAAAAATCAGTCTCGCCCTGGCCAAAGGCGACAGCGCTTCTCCCGCGCAGCGCAGTGCCTGGGCAGCGCTCAAGCTTGATCCCAAAGAGCTGGCCAGTGGCATGAAACAGGATGCCCCGCAGACCCTGCTTTCCGTGCTGGAAGCACTCAAGTCACAACCGGCTGAAAGGCAGGCGGCGCTGGCGGCGCAACTGTTCGACGGTAACCAGTCGATTCTGAGCCTGGTGCCGATTATTGACAGCGTGAAACACGCCTTTTCGCAGGTGGCCGAAACGTCCACCTACGCCACCTCGGCGCTAGGCGATCAAGGCTCTGTTCAGCGCGTTGCAGCGATTCGCGCCGATTCCTCCCAGGCTCGACGGCAGGCCTATGAGGCCAGTACCACGCGCTTGCAAACTGCCTCCGATGTGGCCCTGGCGCCCGTCGTGGATACCTCGCTGACGGCGATGACCGGTTTGGTCAACGGCGTGGGTGGCTTGGCTGAAGCGCTGCCTCACACTACCGCCGCCGTTACGGTGGCAGGGGCTGCACTGGGGGCTGTGCTTTCCGGCGTATTCGATGCCGTGAAGGACAAGGTGTTTGAAAAGGTTGCGGGGAAAATTTTCCGCGAAGGACCTGCCGCTGACCCTACCGCCCGCCCGCAGCACACTCAAGGTAATGACGCCCATACAGGCAAACGCCCGCCAGATCCGGCGTCCGGTCCTGACCGCCCTAGCAAAACAGTGAAGGCCAACAAATTCGCCAAACGGGCTTCGTTGGGCCTGGTGCTGGCACAGGCCGGAGTTGATGTCACGCAGGGCGCGCTGACGGGGAATCCGGGTCAAGCGCTGGGCTCCAGCGTGGGCTCGGTAGGCGGCGCCGTCGCTGGTGGCGTTGCCGGTGAATTCGCCGGCATGGCGATTGGTCGAGCGGTCGGCACGCTTGCCGGAGCGGTGATCGGTTCGGTGGTGCCGGGTGCCGGTACGCTGCTGGGCGGGGTCATGGGCGGCGTCGCCGGTGGCGCGATCGGCAACGTGGTGGGCGGCGCCGTCGGTACGTTTGTCGGCAGTGACGTGGGGGCATGGCTTGCCGAGAAAGTAATGGGATCCGGGGATCGCTTGCCGTCTCCCACGGATGTCAGCAATAACCTCAACAACCCTCAAGCCGATAACCGCCAACTCAATTTTGCCCCGCAAATCACTATCAACGCGCCGGAACAAGCCAGCTATCAGCAATTGGCGACACTCGTGGTGCAACAGATCGAAGCGCAATTTACGCCGCTGTCGATGGACAACCTGCTGGCGACGCGACGTGGCGCGGCACTGACCGATGGAGCTGTGTAATGCGACAACAGATGGTGTTGGGCACGTTTATTTTCGGGCTGTCCCGCGGGTTCGCCTACGACAGCCTTGATCGTGGCAGCAGTGGTGGGTGGGTGAGCCTGGACATCATTGCCGGCAAACCCAAATCCAGCCAGGTGGGGCAGGGCCTTGAAACATTGGCAGTTGGCGGCAAGGCCGCGCGTGCCAAGGGCATGCAACGCCTGGATGAGCTGCGAGCCCTGCAGGACCTGCGCGTGCCGTTGCCTCTGGTGGATGGCCTGGGGCGTAACTGGGGGTTATGGACCATCAAGTCGATCAGCGAAAAACAAACCAGCGTCATCGACGACGGTACCGCGATGGCGATCACCTGGTCGCTGGTATTGGAGGAATTCGTCAATGCGTAGAGTCCGAAGTATTGCGGGCGATTCAGTGAACCTGCTGCTCTACCGAGAGCTGGGCCGCTGTGATGATGCTGCGGAGGAGGCGCTGTGGCGCTTGAATCCGGAGCTGGCGGAGCAGGGCGCACTATTGCCGGCCGGCGTCAGTGTGCTGGTGCCCGAACTGGATGCAAAGCCTGTCGCGAGCCGGCCGGTTTCAGCCTGGGATTAAGGAGCGATCATGGCACTTGGATTCACACCGGTAGTGGAGCTTTACGGCGCCAATGCCGCATTGTTCAATGAGCGGCTATTGGAGTGGGAGCATATTGACGCAGCGGGATTCGTGTCCGACCAACTCAAGTTGACCCTCGATATCGAGGGCCTTGAAGGCCTGCCCGATCTGGGCGGGAAAGTCGGCTTGCGCGTCGGTTATCGGGAGTCCGGTCTGGTGGATAAGGGCGCGTTCAAGATCACTCAGCGTACACCGTCGCTGTTCCCGATGCGCCTGGTGCTGGTGGCGACGGCGGCGCCGTTCGATGAGCATGAGTTCAAACAGCGCCGCACCGCCAGCCATGGGCCGACAACCCTGGGCGCACTGTTTCGTCAATTGACCAGCCGCTACGGGTTCTCCCCGCGCGTGGCGCCTGAGCTCGATGGCGAGCCGATCGCGCATATCGATCAGACCAACGAAAGTGACATGGCATTTCTGACCAGGCTGGCCAAACGCTTCGATGCAGTGGCCAAGCCTGTGGATGAGCTTTACGTGCTGGGCCGTAAAGGTCAGATCAAGTCGTTGTCGGGCAAGGCACTGCCGGATGTGCGCTTGTCCGTCACCCGTGACAATCACCCGGGCGACCACGCCTTCATCAGCGCCAGCTTCACCGAGACCAGTCGCGCCAAATATAACGGCGCGCAGACGGCCTGGTGGGATGCGGCGGCCGGCAAAAAGCATGTCGTAGAGGTGGGCATCGCACCGTTCAAAGTGGTGACGCAGCGCTACCAGAGCGAGGACGAAGCGCGCTCGGCGGCGCAGGGCGAGATGCGGCGTGTGGGGCGAGAAGGGCTGCAGATCAATGTGGTGTGCCCCGGTAATCCGTCGCTGGCCGCTGAAGGGTTGCTGCTGCTGGACGAGTCGTGGCCGGGCTTCATGCAGGGGCGCTGGTCGATCAAGACGGTGACGGCCAGCGGTAACCGCACCGGCGGCTACCGGTGCACGATCCAGGCCAGTGGTTTGTCGGTGTAGACATTTTTTCAGAGTAGATCCCATGCAGATTACCCTTACCCAGCTAATTGATGTGATGCCTGGGGCCCGCCTTCGAGCGGGCATTTTTTTGTCCCCGTTAAATGCAGCCTTCGTTCGGTATGAGGTCAACAGTGCCAGGCGCATCGCCGCCTTCCTCGCTCAAGTCGGCCACGAATCCGCCGAACTGCGCTACGTACGCGAACTGGGCAGCGATCAATACCTTGGCAAGTACGACACCGGCACCCTGGCCGCCCGCTTGGGCAACACCCCCGAGGCGGATGGCGATGGCCAGAAATACCGGGGCAGGGGGCTGATCCAGGTCACGGGACGGCGCAACTACCTGGCATGCAGCCAGGCACTGTTTGGCGATGAGCGCCTGTTGCAACAACCGCAGTTGCTGGAACAACCGCAGTGGGCGTGTGAGTCCGCCGCCTGGTTCTGGCACAGCAACGGCCTCAACGAGCTGGCGGATAAAGATCAATTCACCACCATTACCCGACGTATCAACGGCGGCGTTAACGGCCTGCAGGCGCGTGAGCAATTGTGGGCACGGGCGAAGGCGGTGCTATGCGTTGGCTAGGCACATTGCGTTGGGTCGGCGTTTGCCTGCTGCTTGCACTGGTGTGGCAAGTACAGGCCTGGCGCTATGGCGCGCAACTGGAGCGTCAGGCGGCCGGGCAGGCGCTGGCGCTCAGCCAGCAACACCAGGCCGCGCTCGAACAGCAACAGGCAGCACAGCAAAAGCGCCTGGCCCTGGAGCGACAACTCACTACCCGCGATCAACAACACATTCAGGAGTTGAGCGATGCCCAGCGTCACCAAGCTGCTCTGCGCGACCGCCTGGCCACTGCTGATGTGCGGTTGTCAGTCCTTCTCGACGCCACCGATACCGCCGGCTGCACGCCAGTGCCAGCCGCCGCCACCCCCGGCGGCGTGGTTCATGCAACCCCACGCGCCGGACTTGACCCGGCGCATGCTCAACGAATTATCCGCATCACCGACGACGGCGATAACGCCCTGATCGCCTTGCGTGCCTGTCAGGCGTATGTGCGGGCCGTCGCGCGTTAG